GTGGCACCACTTGGAACAATCACCGTAAAACTGAAAAAGTATGGTTTACCGTCATGTGGAATTTCAAGTTTACCTTTAGCAGGATATGAATTAGATGTTCCATAAAATGCCATTGATAGTGCGAAGTCTTTAATATCTACCGTTCCAATATTTCTTATACAACAACTAACTGTGATTTGGTCACCAGCTTTTACATTTATTGTAGGTCCGTAAGAAAATCCGCCTTGACTACCAATAGCTCCGCCGTTATTAACTACTTTAATTCCATTATTAGAACCAACTGATAATGAACTTCCGACTCCTGCAGACCAATTTTCCGGTTTGAGATTTTCTTGAGAGATTCTTGTATTATTCAACAAATTCAAGCTCGGATAAACTGTCGTGAAGCCGTCAGTTCCGTCTGCGCTGTTAGCATAGGCAATTGTATTTATAACTCCGTCACTTGTTGAAGTACCTCCATTTGCGATTGGAAGCACACCCGTAACTCCAATATTAGTTGCATCAGCAGTCCCGTCAAAGTCTTGAAATGATGAAGATTGAAGATTTACTCTGAGTTTTCTAGGTGTTGCCAGTTTGAGTGCACTTACCGCGGCGCCATTAAGTGGTAAACTGTTCGCTTGTGCTTCGGTAGCCTTTGCCATTGCATTTTTGGCTTCACTTTCAGCTTTATTTGCTGTTTCTTGAGCAGTTGCGACATTTTTATTTGTGATTGATAAATCTGATTGTTCAGCTTTTGTTGAAATTGCAATCCCTTGTTTGTCAACAGTAGCTTGTAAGTTGTCTAAATCCGTTTGATTGGCTTTTGTTGAAATAGTCGCCGAATGGTCATTAACAGTATGCTGTAAACTTTCTAAATCCGTTTGATTAGCCTTAGGAGAGTAATCTCCGTTACTCATTAGAGAAATATTACTTGTTAAAACCTTTACTGAATTTATTAGTTCAACAACTTCCGATTCACTTGCATTTCTTGCGATTGCGTCTAATAGCGATTTTATAGTAACTAAATTTTCAGGACTAATACCAAATGCTTCTACTTCATTTTTAAGCTCTGCCATTGCACTTTGTAAGCTAGTCATATCAGCTAAATTTGCTTTAAGCTCAATATTGCTCTTGTTTGATTCAGTTTGAGCATGTAAATCATTCAACTCACTACGCATTACTTGTGGCATATTTTCCAATAATAATTTTGTAAAATCATCAATCTTATTATTTACTTCTTGAGCTAAATCTGTAACTGTAGAATCATCTGATATAAACGTTAAATTCTTACTGACGATAACCTGCTCTTTATCTTCATTGAGAAGTATTAAATTTGATTTTATTAATCCTGATACTGTCATCTCAGTAGGAATTATAAGCGTGAATTCTCCCTTGGATATATCATTAGGAGTTAACATAATAAAACCTGATTGAGATTTATACACATATTGATAGGTTAATTTTACTGAATAACCTGTTAAGTCAAGTACAGAACCATTATCAGTTATCTTAAGAAGTAGCGTTCTTGCATTGACATCTCCCTCCATAATTTGAATGGGCTGTTCAAATGCCTGGTTAATCATATCCCATGTAATAGTTTGTTTTTTGAAATTATCTAAACTCATTGGGAACTCCTTTTAAAGTATTTTAGTAATTATATATCCAATAACAGTTACGGCAAGAGTAAGCATAAAGCCCCAAGCCCACTTATTATTGGCTTCCATTTTTTCTATAAGTTTTTCATTTGATTGGGCTATTAAAAGTGCTCGTTCTGCTTTATCCCGGACTGTTTCATAGTTATCCAACTTTGTTTCAATTCGAGCTAATCGTTCGAGGACTTCTCGCCATGATTGTTCCTCCATAACCCCTGCTTTCTTAATCTATTGGATATGTACCAGTCCCACGAGGAGTACCACTGTTCACAGTTGGACCAAACCACTGACATGCTCCACTTGATGGAATGTCAATATGAAATGCATTCCAACCACCAACCATATGACCTACAAGGGAACACCTATTTCTGGGACAAAATTCATTTGGAACACTGAGATTTACTAAATTGGAATTTGCAAGAATATTAGAGGATATTTCCCCACCAATTGAATATTCAACTGTAGTCCCTTTCTTCCGTAAGCTAAGAGTGATCCCACCTCCGAGTTGTCCAGACCATGATTTGGTTGGAAGTGTTAATCTTCCATTTACTTCAACGTTACCAGTAAACGTCTTTTTACCAGCAATTGATTCGTCACCAGTTTTATGAACAACCTCATGATCATTAGCTTTCTCACTACCTAGATTATCAATTTGATTTTGCAAATTTGAGGCTTGATTATCATCCAGTTGTTTTTTTAAATTCTTAAACCATGCTTGAAATTCCAAGTCTTTTTGTTCAAATATCTCCTTGTATTGGTCTACAATTCCATCAACATTGATATTATCAAACGGAGTAGACCACCCACATACCGTAAAATCACTACGCATATCTGTGATATCCGCATCAGTGATTTGGGTGGTATTAGTTTTTACGGAAATTTTTGCCAATTGTAATTCGTATGTTGTATCATTTCTAGCAACAGTCGTATCGCCTGGTTTATAGAACAATTGTGTAGTTCTTGCATTTTTATCCATTCGTAAAACAATAGAATCAACACGATCTTGTATTGATGAGGCAACATTTACTTGAATGCCAATATCCGCATCATTTAAATACGAACTTCCTTCAATTACGGCTGAACCGCTTCCTACTTGAATATTCATTCCGTCCTGAGCAGAGCGTACACGCAATCCACCTTTATAAGACATTACAACTCCTGTTTTCAAGAATGCTGCAAAAAATCGCATGAAATCATCTGCATCATAAAGCCGATCCCCATGTACATCGTTCCATGGAAAACTATATTGTGTCATTTGCTTAATCTCCTTTTTATTATGTCAAACACAGTTGGACTCTCTTTATCCCAGAGTGGGGATGTGTGATGACCAGAACTATCCCAAGTTTCATCTATACCTGCTAACACTGAAGTTTTTGTTAAGTTAAACAACTTACTTGTAAACCGTACCCTATCACCTATCTGGTAGTCTTTTCCATATACAAATAGGTTACTTTCTAAATCGATATCTCCATTTATCGTGAGCACTTCTTCTTGTTCTGCAAGTTTTTCAATTCCACGACTTGTTAAAGCTGCTTTATATTGTGAATCTGTCAATGTGATATCTTTTCCACTTCCATCCTGTGTTTGCTTTTGAATATCTCGTGCATCAACATAAATTTCTTCACGTTCTAAGCCTGCCAGGTTATCATTTAGTTTCACATTTAGTCGTGCAGAACCATCTCCCTCACCAAAAACCCAAGCCATAGTCGCTTCATCAAAGTTTGATGATTCATAGCTCTCTGATAGTAAATTATCAAAATCAACGTTGAATTCTACAACATCTGATAAATCTTTTCCTTTTACTATTTCTAGTTTGTTATGAGGATTTTGTAAATTTGTAGCTGTCTCTCTAATACCAATATCATAAGTTGAGCAAAGGGCATCTACTTCATCGCAAACAACACCATAAGAATTTTGATAATCAACAGTTGACGTTGACAACGTACCAGGAGAAGTAATAGACAAATATTGGATTTTTCGGCTGGCTTGACTTGGATTGACAACCTCATTGTTAATATGATCATAGATAATTTGTTCTGGCTTTTTGGTCTGATGATAAATTCTATAAACAATTCTCTTCAGTGATTTTGCACGTAAGGATTTACCAGATATAACAACTTCACCCTTTGTTGAATCATCGCATACTACTCTATCAATATAAAAATAAACATCATTTATATTTAGAATATTATCTGAAATAAAAAGCGAGAAAAGAATATCTTTTCTACGCTGTATTTCCTCACTATTATTAAAAATTATTTTTTGAACATCTTCGAGTAATATTTTTAGTGAAAACTGGGAATAAGTATAGTATCTCCAGTTAACTGTTAATGACTCAAAAACATCTAAGATACCAGCAGATTTAAAATTAAAACCACTAGTTCCTACTCGCTTAAATACTTCAATATCCATACTCTTACACTCCTATAATTAAAGGTGTAAATGAAATGGTTGCAAGAATGTTTTCTTGTCCTTTATCTGCCTGAACAACTAAATTATTCGATTCAATATTATCTAATGTGAAAAAAGTAGAACCAGGTGTACGAATACCCATAGCATTCGTTGATTTCGGGTCAGTATCATCTTGATACCATGATTTCTTTTCCCCATGAACTGTAGAAAGGAAAATAGTGGTTCCTGCATCAAAAGTTCCTGTCCATCCAAAATACTCTTGAGTGACTACGTTATAAATTCTTGGATTTTTTACTACTGCATTACACAAAATATTAAGTTCAAAGCCAACTTCAAAATCTCCTTTGTTTAATATTTTTACAATCTGTCCTGGAGCAATTGTCGCAAAAGCAAAATCTGTTTTAATTGATAACGGAAATTTCAATTTATCATCAAATGATGATAAGGGAATGGATTTATTTCGAACGTTTTCATCACGCCATTCAGGATCCAATGCTCTAAACTGAATTGATGATTCAGAAGTTGATGTGCTACTATCTTTACTTCCCTCATAACCTTTTAATGGTTCTACATCAATACTATAAAGATTTTCACCAATACGAATATATAAAGTTCCTGCAAGTTCTGGGTTGATAATGGCCATCACTTGATGTTCTTTATCTTTCAAAGACTCGTACGTTTCTTCTTTAATTGCAATTCCTACTGTCATATCCCTGTATGACAGCGAACTGGAAGTTTTACGCTGTCCAGATTTTCCAAAAATCTTTTGAGAACTAATTTCATTTTCTGGCGAACCAAAACCTTCATAGCTAGTTAAATAAAAAGGGCCAAAGCGGTCCAATTTTAATTCAACTCCCAACGTATTTTTATAAGAAATTTCCACATTTGGAAGTGTCGTCATTATTTCTCCTTTCTAAAAGTCATAAGCGGCTTTTTGCCATTGTAGTTGTTGTTGTCGTGCAATTTCACGTTCAGAAGGGTTTTCTTTCACAACAACAGTCATTGGAGCGTGTATCTCCGTTTTTGATTGTTCTTGATTTAAAGCATCGACTGGAATGTTTCCAGCTATTTTTTGAGCAGCGATAATATTTGAGTTGCTGCCAATATTCAATGCAGAATCCCATGAATCGTTATTTAAGATATTAGTATCAATTTCATCAGTAATTGCTGATTGAATTTGTTTTGCTATCCCAGAAACATTTTTTTGAACAGCTTTAAAGTTTTCCATCAAACTGTCATTAAATCCACCCATAATAGCTTCACCAGCTGGAATTAGTAGTTTTCTATCATAACTAATTGGTCCTTTATGTTCTTTAATCCAATCAGCAATTCCACCTACAAAACTTTTTACATTTTCGAATCCTGATTTGAGGCCACCTAAGAATCCATTTATAATCGCAGAACCCGCTTCAATGAGCGAATCAGGTACGAACACTCCAACTATTGCTCTAAGCAGTTCTCCGGCTGCACTTCTTATATCATCTTGACGACTTCTTATATTGCTAGCCAAATCTATTATTAATTTAATACCAGCATCCATCAATCGACCTGATGCTTGGCCAATTCCACGAACCATTGCGTCAACTAAATTCATTGCAGCATTCACGATATCCGGAATTCTATTGGCGATCCCTCCTAAGAACTTGATAATCAAATTAACTGCAGCATTGATGATTTGCCCTAAATTATTGGCAATTCCATTAACAAAATTCGCAATCAAGGTAGCAGCTGCACTAATGATATCTGGCATTCGAGCGGCTAACGCATTTGTAAATTTAACCATTAAATTTACCGCAGTGTTGACGATTTTCGGCATATTTTGGACAATCACTTGTGCAAAATTCAAAATGATATTTAATGCCTGTTGCGTGATTTGTCCTATATTATTGGCAATTCCCTGCACGAAGGTCAGCAGAAGATTCATTCCAGCTTGTAGTATTTTTGGTAAATGAGAATTGAGTGCAGTCAACCAAGTCACAATCAATTCTGCTGTATTTGCAACTAACGAAGGAATTTGAAGTGTGATCCCTTGAAGTAACGCATTGATCAGAGCTGCACCCGATGCGACTATTTGTAAAGCAGAAGCAGTTAATGCCCCGATAAATGCCACAATAATTGTCGTGGCAGACGTAGCTATTGTGGGAATAAGTAGCAACATAGCTCCTGTAAATGCTGTAATCAATTGCGCTGCCGCTAGAGTTAGCTGCGGCAATCCTTGTGCTAGGCCTGCCATAAACCCGGCAATCACTTTCAATCCTCCGGAAACAATTCCTGGCAACGCTGCTGCGATTGCTGTTAAGATTCCCTCTAGAGCAGTACCAAATGTTGAACCGAGCTTGGGAGCATTTTGCGCCATACTTGAAGCTAGTTCTTCAAAGGATTGGGAAATCTGACTCATTCCGCCTTTTATCCCTTTGTTTTGAAATGCATTAGCAATCATACCAACTACTTTCAGAACTAGTCCAGCTGGTCCTAGCAATGCACTAAAAGCCACTTGGAGAATTTTTAAACCAGCTGTTGGTAAATCAACTTTTGATTTTAGGTTTGAAAAAGTATCCCCTAATTTATCGAATCCTTTAAATGAACCCGTAATCTTTTTTTCAATATCCCGAAATGGCTCTAAAGCTGATCCTAATAAATTGCCGATTCCTTCTTTCACATATGGAATGGCCGCTTTGATAAATGTGACGACCGCTCCAGGAAGAGCCTTTAAAATATTTCCTACCATTGGAATAAAGTTCTTGAATAAGAATGTTGATGTTGTTGACGCCAACGCATTCAATGGCCCTTGCAAATCACGGCCTAGTGATAAGTTACCCAGAACATTAGACATTGCAGCTTTCATCGAATCAAATGACCCACTAAAAGTTGACGCTGCTTCTTTAGAAGTTGTGCCTGTAATGTCCATTTCTGTTTGGATTGCATGAATGGCGCTATACACGTCACTCAAATTGTTGATGTCATATTTGACACCAGTTAATTTTTGAGCATCTGAAAGCAGACGCTCCATTTCAGTTTTTGTACCCAGTTGTACCCCTTGTTTCCAAGTATTTAAAAGGACTTGCATTTCTGCAAATCCTCAGGGCTTAGACTATATCTTTATCAAAATCTTTTTCAAAATACCATTCATAACCTTTGTGTGTTTTTAATTTTTTGTGGCAACATTTAGAAATGCTTGTCACATCGAACCCATCATTTTTCGCTAATATCTTTGCCTCGTAAAGTTTTGTTTTTCCTGTTTTTCGTTCATATCGTATGACAGGTTTAGCTGTTTTACTGTTTTCTGCAAACTTTCCAAAACTTGGATGTTTTTCGCCTCTTGGCATATTATTTCTTAATCCATTAATTTTAGCGTGATATAAATTTTCTTTTGATGTTGTCCATTCAAGGTTGTTGATATTGTTATTTTGTTTATTGCAATCTATATGGTTAACTTGTGGTTTGTTTTCAGAATTATCTATAAAATGGATAGCTACTAATCTATGGACAGAATAATACTTTCTTTCACTATTTTTTCTAAGCCCAACTTGTGAATATCCATTATGCTTTAAACTTTGCTTGATTTCTTGACCTTGTCTTTCCCTTATTCCGTCAAACCTAGTCAAACTTTTGATATTCCCATAATTAGACACTTGATAGTATCCTTCAAACCCTTTAATATCTTTCCAAATTTCCATATTTACCTCCGTTTCTTGTTACTTATATTATAACAAAACTTACGGTGGTTTGCAACTAAAATCTTGATAGTAGGCGTTTCGAATGTCGTATTAATAGACACCCTACGAGCAATGCTCTAGTCGTTGAACCTTCCTCTTTGCAGAGGCTTGGCATAGGATTGTCATAGGCCTCAGCCCTTAGATGTTCCCTATTAGCGCATACTTATTTTTTATTAGTGTATGCACACCCATTAATAAAATGGTTAACCTACTTTTAATACGGCAATATAGTTTACCGTAACCAAGCGAAAGGTTATCCAACATTGAGTAGTTGGATTTCGCGAAACCTTGGTAAGCATTTTGTATGCTTTCCATTGAAGTACCCATGCGATTCGAGTTATCCGCCATATCGACCATAGCCATATTGGCTTTATCAGCAGCCTTTTCAGTATCTCCGCCCATAGATTGCAATAGACTAGCTGAGAAACTTGTTATATTCTGCATGTAGTCGTTAGCAGACAGACCTGATGTCTTATAAGCATCATCAGCATACTTCTTGACTTTGTCAGCAGAGCCTTTGAAAAGTGTCTCAATACCACCTAATGATTGTTGTAAATCAGCTCCTTCAGAAAGTGATGAAGAAATTAATTTACCAAGTGCTGCTCCTGTTGCTACCACACCAGCTATTGCGGCGACCTTTAAGGCAGAACCAATTTTTAGACCTGCACTATTCCCTGCCGACTCAGCTTCTGGGTCTAATATCCCAGACATTGAACCTGATATTCCTTTGGCAGATGGCATAATTTGCACATAAGCTTGTCCTAATTCTGTTGCCATTAACTTCCTCCTCCTTTTTGAAATAGTTGCTGACGATATTTTTCAAAATCCTCACCAGAATGAAATCGGATTTTTCTATCAGTTTTTTCTTTTGGTTTATTGATGATATCGGTAACAAGTTTTGGCCTGTTCTTACCTTTCTGACCATCTTCTGTTTTAAACCATAAAGACATACTTAAACGGTCTTGAATCCCAGCTAAAAGAAGTGTATTAATTGGAAACTTTTGTCCACTCATCTTCATTTTTATCCTAGATTCTTCATTCAAACCTATAGAAAAAACAGCTATCTTTAGAGGAGACAGCTGTTTGTAATCGTAAATATGATAAATTTCTGCAAGGTCGCACATTAGTGCTTCTTCATCAAACTTTATCATTCTGGCAAGGAGAATTAGTTTTTTATTTTATTTTGAGCTGCAAAAATATCTTCAAGCGCTTCTCTGATTTTGTCAGTTGAAACAAGACCTTCTTCATCTCGAAGATAGTTTTTTAAATTTTTAGATTGATGTTCTCCCAATAAGAGATTTAACATTTTTGGTAACAGAAGAGGATTTTCATCAACTTCTGACAAAATTTCTACCAACTCGAAATTATTTAAACGTTCAGTTGTAATTTCATAACGAAATCCGGATTTTGTTGTTCCTTTTAACATATTTCTCGCTTTCTTTATTTAATATTTACGGGGTCATTAGAGTTAAACAGTTGTATCGACTATGTAGTCGTAGTGAGAGTTGCCAGCTTTATCTGGTAAACCAGTAAGAGTAATCTCAAATCCAACAGCATCAGAGTCGTTATAAGAAATATCTCCAATTTCAGATACTTTTCCTTGTGGAATCACAATTCGCTTAAATACTCCATTACGTACTGTCATATCAATGACAACCGGATGCTCAATAAGTTCTTTTGAATTAGCCTTAACCGTAATTCCAGTTTTAAGGGTTCCGGTTACATTGTCAGCCCCATATACTTCTTTAAGTACTTCAACATTCAAAGCTTCAATCAGCTTATAGCTAAATGTATCTTCTTTTTCTGTCTGTACTGTAGCAACCGTATCGCCACCCCAAGCTTTGATACTATCAGATTTTGGTGAGTTTTTATTTTTTAATCCATCCTCTGAAATATATCCCAACGGTTTAAAAGCAACATTTAGTGCTGTTTTTGCATCAGTTGGTAAAGCTGTACCTTTTGGTGCTGAGTAAATAGCACCATCAATTTTGGGCTTTGCAGTAGTTACATTTTCTACTTGTGCCATTTTAATCCTCCTAATAATGATTAATATCAAATACCGCTTGATAGCGGTATTCTTTAGTTTCTGTGTCAGTAAAGTTGTAATCACTGTTCAGTGATACATTACTAATTTCATTTAGTTCGATTAGCCGTTCTACAACTTCTTTCAATTGTTCATTTAGCTTTGCTGCTTCATACATAGAAGGAGCATAGCTCTGAAACGCAAATGTTGAAGATAAAAGGTGATTGCTCTTGCTACTACCTATTTTTTCAAATAAAACATAGCTTAATGGCATCTTTCCTTTTTTCTCCAAAAAAGACGATACCGATAAATGAGTATCAAGAAAATTTTTAATAATAATCTCAATCATTTAACGCACCGCCTTTAAAATTGTATTGTTTTTCATGTTGTCACGCTTTGCTTGATAAGTTTCGGCAAATACCATCGCATTAGCACGATTTTTACCAACATGCATATCTTGACCATAACCTGGTCCACAACGCTGTTTAACAGCAGATGCTTTTTCTTTAAGAATTGCTTGCATTTCCGGTGATTTCATCATACTAGCAACTCCACTACGATTTAATTTGAATAGATTTTTAGCCATAATGTTCCACCGTCACTTTCTTGTTCCAATCTAATGGAATAAGTTCCTCGATTCCTTCAAGTGGTTCTCCAAAAGTCCGCCACGTTTTACCAAAGAATCTAACTTTTTTATTTTCCCAATCATGAGTATCCTTTTTTGGAATAGCTAGAGTATAGATTGCTTTTTTTCCTGTCAAAGTAAGCTGATTAACAATATCATCCGATGAGGTTGGGGAAACCAAGACGTTATTGACCACGATTTCCTTATCTTCATAAATTGGGTTTCCAAAAGGGTCTTTTCCTGTTTCTACTTTGTCAATCAAAGTCACAGCAATTCCCTTAATCATTCCCATAAAAATCAATCACCCCAAATCTTTGTTTTTTTAGTCCTAAACGGCTTAATTCAGAATTTTTTATGAATAAACCACCTCCAGGAACAAGATATGAGCCAGAAACAGAGTAACCAAGTGCACTCTCTGTTGTCTGAGTCATGGGTTCTTGATCAGTTGATGTCATAAGCGTTCTAGCAACAATATCTACCGTAACTGACTTTACAACACTTGAAAAATAAGAAGGTTTTTCAGAAATCATTACATCTAAATCCCTCCCCACTTTATCAGCTTCTTCACGTAAGGTATCCGAGACAATTTCAAGCAACTTTTCAGCTCGTTCTTTTTCATCTCCCTTTAATGGGCGCCATAGCATCGTTAAATCATCAACTGTAGCAAAAGGATTCATATTACTCCTTTCCTTGCTCCATCATCAAATCATAAAGCACTTGTTTGTTTGCGCGTTTATCATATCTAATACCGAAAGCATCAAGTTCTTGCATGATTTTATCTTTAGTAATCCAGTCATAGTTCCCATCTACATTTGATTCTTCCACAACTTGCTCTTGTTCAGCTTTTTTGGAGTCTGCATCATTAGCTTGGATATCTACAACAGCTTCTTTCGATTCATTTTCAAGTACCCAATCTCCGCCAGAAATTTTGAAATCTGTGTCGATTGTAGCTTTAGTTAATGTATTAAAGTATCTCATTTAATACCTCCTTATTAATTAGCTTCAGTTACCCGAGCAAATTTAGTAGCATCAAGGATACCCCAACCAAGGAATAATTCAGCACGGATGTAAACTTGGTTATATCCTTTAAGGTCAAGACCTGAGTTGTCTGGGTCACCGTATTGGATAACTTCGAGTGGCACTTCTTTCGCGTAACCCCATTTAAATCCGTTAGCAAAATCTCCGATGATAGCGCGGTCTCTTTGCGTCAACGACATATCAGATACTGTCTTATTGACATCTACTGGCAAGCCGTTGATAGTATCTGGTGTTGCTCCCCATTTCAATTCAGGGAAAAGTGCATTTCCTTGCAAGTCTTTTTGTTTAGCGAGGGCTGAACGGAATGATGGATTGATTGCAATACCAGTTACATCAGCATCAACACCAGTTAACAACTCTACCGCATTTTCAATAGCGCCGTTGGGATCTGCAATGCCTCTTGGAGCTTCAACTTTTTGCGTAACTTTAGAGTCAAAGTGGTTTGTCCCAATAACAGCCGATGCTGTACCTAGGCGAGGGTTGACACCGTGAAATGCCATTAAGTCAATACCACGAGCAACTTTTTTAGCAAAACCGTCATTAAACGCCTGCAAGATGTTAATTTTTTCTTCATCTGATGCGTACATAAATTCGTCTGAAATACGTGCACCGTATTCAACTTTGATTGGTACCATTGTTTGTGGTGCAAGTGTTACTCCGCCGTGGGTTTTCTTACCGCTCTCTGCTACGACATCAATTTCTGAATCCATCGTAAATGTGAAAACTTTTTCACCGTTGAACGGAATAGGTTTTTGAGCTGACAAGCGTGCGATTGAGCTTTTTCCAGCTACTTTGCTGATTAGGTCTGTGACCAATTCTGGGTCAAATAATGTTCCTTTGTTTAATACCATGTTTTATTCTCCTTCTGTTTTTAGTCCATCGACTAATTTACGATAAGCTCCATCTTTTCCGTCACCCAAATTTGGTTCAACATCTTTAAGTGGTGCAGGTGGAGTTTTTGGTTTAATGAATCCGCTGAAACGTTCAGCATCAGCTTTAAGTGATTCTTCATCATCGCCTGAAAGTCGGTCAGCCAAATCTAATGGCAAACCAGCTTTAATAGCAATAGATTGTTTGAGTTGAGTTGTTTTGTAACCACTGATTTGTTTTTCATAATCAGCTTTTTCTTGTTCCCAAGACTTTGATTCTTCAATAGTTGCTTGATATGCAGTGTTATCTGCTTCAAGTGCAGCAATTTTAGTTTTGAGTTCATCATAATCAGCAAAATTAGCTTCAATTGTTTCTTTTTGGCGTGCCAATCTTGTTTCAATGATTTGGTTTAACTCTTCTTGCGTTTTTGGTAAATTATTTTCTGACATAGTCAAATCCTTTCTCCTGCTTGCCCGGCAGTTCGGTAATTTTTGGTACAAAAAAACGACTTAAAAAGTCGTCTAATACCGTATTTGTTGTTTTTTCTTCGGCTTGTTATTGCTACAAGCCCAATGCGCCAACAACGCACTGTCCATTAAACTGATATCCATATCATCAAATTGTGATTTATACCCAAATCCACCACTAGTACCGATATTTCTCTTGTCACAGTTAGTGACTACAGTAGAAAGTGAAGGTTGTCCAGAATGGCAAAAGCTTTTTTGAAAAATTCCTTGTTCCCATAGGGAATTAGCATTGATAATTTCTTTTACAGTTGGTAGTATCGGTTCTTTCAATTTGAAATCTTTCATTTCACTCGTTAAGATACTTTGACCACTTTGACCATCAATAACAACTTTTTCAACATCTGCTTTCTTTAAGAAATTAATAATCCATTGGTTGCCATTCCTTATGGACTGACAATCGATTGTTTCAACAAATACCTTTCCTGATAGTGTTTTCACCGCAATACTCATTGCAACATTTGCACCATCATTCCCATACTTAATACCAACAAAGAGCTTCCCTTTGATAACTGGCAAACGATTAACCTTGAGCGCATTCCATTCTTGTTCTGAAATGACTGATTTCTGGTTATATTTTGGCCAATAACCAAGACGTTGAACATTATGATCCAACTTATCTTCACCAAGCTCGGCTTCGATTTTACGTTCGTTTAAGTGATAGCCCATAGATGGATTAGAATTGTACCAGGCTTCGACATCATGAATGTCCTTGACATCTTCAACCGACCACTCCGCCCAACCTGAATACTTTGCTTTCCCAGCTAAGGTATTATCTCGATAATTTGTAAAAACAGTTCCACTTGATACTGGTGTTGGAGGTGTTCCACACATTATAGTCATTGGATTATCACTGTCAGTAACAGTATATTTCAATGCTGATTCTTGCTCAGTAGTATATTCCTGAGCTTCATCAATTACTAAAATGTCAAATCCTTCTCCAAGACCACCACTTGATGTTCTTGTTCTGAACTGAATTACTCCACCAGACTCAATTAATTTCAATCTTTCTTGCCCTTTAGCTTTGATAGATTTGAAATCTTCTCCTTCAACATAACCACTATCTTCAAGATATTTTTTTAATTTCTCATAAGATGAGTGGGACGTACTAATTCGGTGTGCTGTATGAAGAATACTTAAGCCTTGTTCAAGTGACCATAATTCAAGGATATATACAATTTCTGTTTTACCATTCCGCCGTGGGATTGAATATCCAAACTTTTGATGTGTCCATAAACCATCTTCATCAATGGCCATAACCTCTTTCAAAAGGTTCTTTTGCCATGGATAACACTCATGTTTAGATTTTTCGTAAATCTCAATAGCTTCTTGATATTTTGTTTCAGTAAATGGAAGTATTACCGATTGAGTAGGATACTGATTGCCAAATCTTTTTTCAGCAGTCATGTTATTCCTCCTTCAACCTAAATGCATGATAACCCTGTCGCTGGGATGAGTTATTTTTTACTTTTTAAATTCAAATTTTTACGTTCAGCAATCTTTGCTTCTTTATCTGGGTCAACCCAGTTTTTAGACCAAACATCCTGACGCTTTTTATCAATATCTCTAGGATCGTATTCTACTGTGCAACGGCAACGCTCATGGCGATGATACACATCGCTTGGAACATTAGGATAATCGTATGAACCTGCCAAATTTCTACACCAATCGCATGCTTTACCTACTAACTTTCGTACAATTTTGGGTTTTAAACCTGCTTTTGCTTGAAAATCAATATTTTTCTTAATCGTATCATCAACAACACTCTGGCTAAATGTTACTATTGGCTCTTTCAAAAGCCAAAGTATTTTTTCAAAATCATCTTCACTAGAAATACGGTTAACAATGCCATCAATTCTATCTTGGTTTAATTCTGGTACTTGTGATTTTAATTTAAACCCAGCTAATTGATTGAGTTCGCTCTGAACATCTGTTGAATAGCCTGAAATTAATTCAAAATTTTTATTCAATATGGAATTGAACAATCTATCTGCAATGTTGAAATACATTTTTCCGTCAGGTAAAACATCTACTGTTACATGAGTTCCCAAAACATCAGATAAAATTTGACCAACTTCGACACCAAATTCATTTGCTTGAATATAAGTTGCTTTTTTAGTTTTCAACAATTCCATTGATTGCTTCAACTTTTTACTATTTGCTGCTCTTTCATCAAAATCTTGATTTATTTTTTCTAAAAGAGGTGGTAAAATGTCTTCCATTATTCAGCTCCTTTAATTCCAGTTAAATCACGAATAGTATCTTTATTGATGAACTCAGGAATTGCTTGATTGAGTTTAATTGCTCCATCTCCAATAAGACTTAACATGCTTGCATCAGCTTCAAACAATGGTTCCCATTTCGGTTTTGTTTTGCTAAACTGTTCTCTTAGATAAGGTACATCATCACGCAAACATGCTGCAAGATAAGCTACATTTAGTAATCCTGCTCCCAAACTTCGTTGAGCCTTTCTACCAGCCAATCGTAAGTTTTCATGACTTGCCTTAATTGCTTCAACCGATGATGGATTATCAGAAACGAATCCTAAATCATCAAGAGTTAATCCAGTTTCACCAGCAAAACCAGCCGCTGCAGTTCTGAGTTGTTCAGTAAATGGAGACATGCTTGGTTGAGTAAATTGTCCAAGAGTTGGTTTATCGCCATCCTCATCTTTTGTAAATTGCAACATGCTTGAAACTGTTGCTTTCCAAGTTTCCATTGGTTCCGCATCATCACTCAATCCAGTTACATATTTTTGAGGGAAAGAATAAAACTCAGCAGTTACATCAGCTCTTTCAAGTGTTCGTTTTGCATTGCTTTGCCAATACATTCCTGAACGTGTAATACGAGAACGCCCAAATGGACGAACTGCATCAGGGCGGTGAATGATAGGTACTAACAGTGGATGACCTGTTGGATTTGCAATCGAAATATTATTATGTGAATCACGATAATAATAATCTGTTCTATCAGGCAAGAAATGAGCTTCAAGAACAACGTTATTGTTTTCATCTCGTTCTAAAACTGCATATCCCTCTGTCAGTAATCCAGTAATTGGGTCAATGATTCCTGTTGCATTGACCGCTTCAATAACTTGAAGTCGTACTGCATCATTTTCACCTTTAGAAATATAAATAAAGCTACATGATGCAATAAGCGCTGACAAGATAGCACTATCAAAAAATATATCAGGATTATTTTCCTCAAAAATTTCATTTACTGTAAAGTCATCATTTTCAAATTCTCGAAAAACAAGACGGTCTGCAAGACTATCAACTCCTTTTGCACACCAGCCTAATATTGAACGATATTGTTGGCTTAATGCTTGTGGAATTGTAATCCCTTTGAATCTATCAACATATTTCATCGCATATTGCTCATAGCGCATTTCTGCTCTTTGTTTATGAACAGATAGCTTAAATCTCAGGTATCCAATACCTTTTTCAGTCAATTTTTTGCTCCTTTCTCTCGTCTTTAAGATATTGAACAATTCTCATATATCTTTTCCGACTAAAAACATTACTATTTTTATACCAAACAAAAAAGTCATGATTCCTTTTACTAGAATTACAACTTCTACAAGCCGGAACTACATTTCCATAAGAATATGCGCCACCATCAATTAATGGGACGACATGTTCATGATGTAAATGCTCGCCATAAATTTTTAGAGACTTTTTTTCAGGCATACCACAGTAAGCACAGCTGCAACAAAAAAATGACTTAATTTCAAGCCATTCTTTTTCTGTCAAGGTACTTTCAGAGCCGTATTTCAAAGTTCTAGACTTTGCACAAGTCATTCGTCGTCTTGTAGGATTATTTTTACACCAATCTTTTTCTGACTGACGACACTTACCTTTATTTTCGTTGTAATAACCTAATTGCCGTTCTTTGATTTTATCTGCATTTTTTTCATAATATCTCTTTTTCTGCTCTAAAATCTTTTCTTTTTTCGTCTCATATCTTGCTTTATCTTTAGCTTTTCGGCAGACTTTACATCGCCCTTCAAATCCACCTTTTCTCTTAAAATTTTTAGGAAAATTATGTTCATCTAGCTCTTTTTCTTGCTTACAGATGCTACAAATTCTTTTCATTATTATCTCCTTTTTCTCGCTCAAGAAAAAATAT